ACCACTAAATACTCGCAGTACAACAGTACAGTGGTTGAATAGGCAAACCCGTGATGTTGCAGAACAACGACTATGGGACATCATGGTTCATAACATTCAGTCGTATTACAACCTTATAAAATACGTAGGAGAATTACCCGATGCTTTACGAATGGTACGATTGGGGAGCGATGTACTTCCTGTATTCACTGAGCCTACTTGGTGCTATTTTTGGAAACGTCCTGATGTGGTCCGATATTGTGAAGAGCATTTCGCAAGGGTCGGCGCCCTCGCCAGGTCGCTTGATGTTAGGCTCTCTATGCATCCTGGTCAGTTTACTGTGCTGGCAAGTGATAATGATGACATTGTAGATAGGAGCATAGAAGAATTTGAATATCACACCAATGTCTTGCGCTGGATGGGATACGGTAAGACCTTCCAAGACTTTAAATGCAATGTACACATATCGGGTCGAAGAGGTCCACAAGGCATCAAAGACGCCCTCAAGAGACTCTCGCCCGAAGCACGAAACACCATCACAATCGAGAACGATGAAAACAAGTGGGGACTCGAACACAGCCTCGAACTTGTTGACGATGTCGCACTCGTACTTGACATACACCATCACTGGTGCCGTGAAGGAGAATACATTTACCCTACCGACGATAGATTTGCTCGCGTGATTGACAGCTGGCGTGGTGTACGTCCTGTGATTCATTATTCAGTATCGCGTGAAGATCTAATAGGAAATCATCCTACTAACATACGTCCTAACATGGATACACTATTAGAAGCAGGTTACAAGAAAGCAAAACTGCGAGCGCACAGTGATTATATGTGGAACAATGCTGTTAACGATTGGGCATTAGAATTCTTAGATTATGCTGATATTATGGTAGAGTCTAAGTGTAAAAATTTGGCTAGTATTGCACTACATAAATACAGTATGGAGAAGAACAATGAGCTATTTGAACAAAATGTACGGTCGTCAATCCAAGAACACACTTCCGTCTACTGATAAAAATCCAAACCGTGTAACAGGCGGACTAAAAGCACAAGGTGTTGATCGTTTTACTATGGTTAGTGAAGATGGATCAAAGCAGGAAATACCTACTGTTGAATATGTTCAAAGTTTAGAAGATCAATCAAGAAAACAGCGAGCGGCTATAAACGTCCTAGAACGCAAGCTCGCTCGCCAAGAAACTGCAATAGAGCAGTTACGTGCTACAATTAGCCGTTTTTAACTCTTTTTAGAATTTCTGCTTTTGATAAACTAGCATTGGCTTTAATACCTCTATGCTTGGCTTCTTTTAGCAGTTGAGTTTTTGTTAACTTATCAAAATCACATGTTTTTGCTGACTTTGATTTTGTAGATTTTTTAGGTTTCGGTTTCTCTTCTGGTGCTGGTGTAACAGCTTCTACAGCCGCTGGCAAAGAAGGTCCAATTCCTAAAATGTTTTTTAACCATGTAAACATATTTTGTCTCCTATAGGAATACATATTTACATAAATATATAGAGCAGGAGACAATTTATGAGCAATAATAATAATGTTCTAAGAACTAACAGACAGTTATTTAGAGGTCCTATTACAAGTTATCAAATTGATTTAAAACTTGATAAAATTGTAGGTTCAAGAGCCGACAAAGGTCGTTATACTAAAATTAACACACTTTTAAAGCCTTCAACTAAATTACCAAAGGACTTAGGTGCTCGTAAAACTGCTGGAACTACTTTTAGAGGAGCGAAATACAAATGATTAGAAAATGGATTAATGCTCGTTTATCAGAGCGTACAACGCTTGATGGCGCAATTTTAATTGGTGCTGGTATCGCATTCCTAATTTTCAAGCCAATCGCAGCACTAGTAGCTTATGGTGCTATTGCATACGGTGCTTGGACTATTTGGAAGTCTGAATAATGGAAATTACAGCAGATCTAATTCATGCAATGAATGAAACATCGTGGGTCGATGGTATTGGCACTATTGTTGTTTTATTGCTTGGATATGCTGCCTATCGTTATATCAAGAAAAAACTTTAAAGTTTACTAATAGGGAGATCAGAACTAGC